CAAAAGGATTACCGGCAATTTGTCCTCTATAGCCTAAGTTTCCAACTGCACCGTGGACGTTTTCAATCCCGCCAATAGTCATTGGATATGACATAAGAAATTAATCTGTTATTTTTATTTTACTCTTCTATAACCTCGTACCCAGCACTGTCATTAAGTTTGCTTAAGATAACACCATTCCCTTTGAGCTTCCATTCAAGGACATCGCCCTCTTGCCAACCAAGGGCTTCTACAATGTCCTCCGGAAATGTGACAAACAATTCTCCGTTTTCGTCCTCTTGTACTTCCAGGATGTAACTCATTTTGTCAAAAGCTTTTCAACAAGTTTATCAAGCTTCATATTAATCTGTTTGAAATTGTCGTGCATTTCTTTGATTTCCCTAAGAAAATCAACCTTAAGTACGTAGTCCAACGGTAGCCTGTTGACTTTTTCTTCCAGGTTATCCAGCTTTCTTTCTTGGCTTTCTACTGCGGTATGAATTTGTGCTGCACGTTCTGAAAAACGTCCTAGAATTTTAGTGGCTGTCCAGGCACCTCCTGATACCCCTGAGATACCAAGCGTAAGGAGTATGGCTATATACTCTGGTCCCATGGCTACAACTATTTCTTTTATTCTAAACTTTAGTAATCAAGGTGAAGGTCTCCTTTCCTTGCCAAACCGGTCACCAACCAAACAAGAGCATCGACACAATCATCATGCCCACTTACTCCGAAGTTTGTGAGTTCCTCGAAGAGATTAGTGAAGTTCCTGAAACGGTTAAAAATAATCTTTCGATCTTCAAACATGCCTATGATGCCACGGAAACGTGCAAGCTTATCTGCACGGAATCCTTTCACTGGGTGCCAAATCAAGTTATAGAGACCTTCACCATTTAAGCAAACCCGTTTAAAGTCTGCCTCCAATGAAGCCTGATATTGAACAGCTTCTGACCACACATCGCATGTTGAGTACGTAGGGAAATAATTTCCATTAACATCTTGCCCAACAATAGACCAATCATTAAGAAGCTCTTTGAGGGCGTCTAGTTTTTCTAGGTTACCCATGACACGAATACGCCTGTAATCAATAATGTGTATTACATCTCCTATTCGCCCACCAAGAACAAATACCGTGTAATCATTTTTTTCTTTAATGCCAGCAGAAAGGTCAACGCCAATTCCCAGGGCATCAAACTCCGTTGCAATTTCTGCCTTGACAATAAGTTCTGGCGCCAACGAGAGTTCATTTTGTCTAACAATTTGATTCATGTATTGAAACGAAAAAGCAATAGGTGCTTGTCGTTTCTTTTCTTTGAGATAATCTAACGACCACTGGGACGGCCAGTAGGAAAGCTCTTCTCCTGTTTTGGGATCATTTTGAATTGCGGAAAGAACAATCTGTGTCCAATTGTTTTGTTCGTTAAATGTTGTTGCATGAATATCATCATGCCTGAATCTGGTACCAAGGCAGATTGCACGTGCACCCTCAAACATGGTAGGAGCAATCACCGCATTCCAGTTATCCTGCATGGTTTTACGAATGTCAGGATTACTAATGTCTGCAGCAGATTTAATGGGGTCATCAATACAGACCAGGTGCGAACGCTTGGATGTAACTGAACCCTTAAGACCTGCAGCACATAAGGTAAATTGCTCGTCACCAGTAGTATCAATTCCTGCAAAACGGTGATCAATTGACCAGTACTCATTACTGGTTACGTTCTTTAAAAGTCGAACCGTAGGAAATACTTCTTGGTAGCGTTTGCTTTCAATAATGCGTTTGATGGTTGCCGACTTGGAACGCGCAATATCAACCGTGTAAGAAAGATAAAGAATCTGTAGCGGTTTTTTGGCCATGGTATGAACACCAATAGCCCATGCAGTAAACAAACCTAAGATCGTACTTTTAGCTGAACCCCTGGGAGCAAGCAGATCAATATTGGGACCACCTATTTTTGTAAGACAAGCACTGTCATTATCTGTTACAAAATGTTTATGCCAATCTTTATGGTGTTCAGCGGGAGGTTTGTCGGCTACGTAGTCACAAAAATAACCAAAATCATCACGCGCCTTTTCAATTTGCTCAATATTTCTTACTTCTTTAATCTGATGATTTTTAGCTACTGCACGAGCATTCCTACGATAAGCAAGGTGAAGGTAGGAAGGCATGAGTAAGTTTTAGGCAGTATTCAAATACTAACCTATTTCTTAGCTTTCTGTTCTTTATATTTGCGTGCTTTTTCCAGGGCTGCTTTACGTTTTTCTTTGTCGTTCATATCAGTACCATCTTCTTTCTTTGCTTCAGTTTTAGAAAACCGCGCAAGAAGCTCTGGTGGCATCTTAGAAGAAGGCATTATTCAAAAGTGCGGCTTGCGCGTCCAGCGCCCATTGTGATGCCCTGTGGAGGCCTTTGACCAGGGCGTGCCCGTCGTAGGTCTTGTTGCTGGTCCCCAGGGGCTTGTGGGGGTTTTGTGGGGGGTTGGCCAGAGGAAGGGGCTGCTGACTGCGTATTCCAATCTCCACCAAAAATTGCGCTGTAGTTGGGTGGCGGAGCAGCATCAGAAGAACTCCTTTGAATAGGAGAATTACCTTGTGAAGTGCGACTTGCCATGTAATTATTGTAGGCGTCAAGAGAGCTAGTCTCACTACCAGGGCGATTGGGTGGTTGACCTGGTTGAGATTGAGCTTGCTGAGTTTGTCCTACGTTAGCAACTTGTTGCTTTGCGTTTTGCATTGCATTCTGATAGAAACCAGGGGCAGTACTGCCCCCGTCACCAGAAGTAGGAGATTTTTGGGTGGCGCCCATAATTACTTCTTTTTCTTATTTTGCATTTCCCGCAGACGAGCCATCTTGTCTTTGGGAGTTTCTTTGGGAGGAACTGCTTTACCAGCAGCAGCTTTACCAGCGGGGGCTGGCTTACCCTTAGGGGGCACGGCTTTACCAACGGGGGGCTTGCCTTTAGGCGGTACTGGAGCAGGCATGAGATTTATGCTTTGTTTTTATTTTAGACGATTATTCTTCTAATTGCATGCGTGCCCACACTGCCATTGTGGCTTCATGCAAAGGAGATTCAATAGGATCATCTTTGAAGATAAACATGATCTCTCGAATGGCGCGATCAGCGCCAGCCATTAGAAGACCTTTGCGATCCTTGGAAGACGTAAACTCTTCCATTTGAATAATGGTGCCACGTAATTCTTTTTGCATTTGAGCAATACGTGCAACGCCTGAGTCACGCTTGACTTCCCCTGTTTCAACCGCGTCTCGTAGCTTACGAATATCTTCTTGCATCTCATCAATTTCATCAGCTAACACCTTGCGGTAGTCCGGCTTTATGTATTGATCTTTAATCCACTCTTCGCACGAAGTAATGCTTCCCCTATACCCAAGGAAGCGGGCATAAAGAAAGCATTCAATTACGGAGTAGCTTTCCGAAGCAAAAGAACAAAAAGACTCTTGTGTGGCAGAATCTAAATTGTCTACCCAAGAATCAAATAGCTCAATATCGATAAGCCTGCTTGGCCTGTCGTGAATCTCGCTCTTCGTCTTGTTGACTATACTGCTGCCTTTGGGCGTTAAGAGCTTCTTGTTGGGCACGGGTGTCTTCAAGTTGCCTCTTTTTGTATTCGTAAGTTACAGCAGCGGTATCTTTGTACGCTTTGAGCTGGTCTTCTGTAAGCGTTGGATTGTAATCCTGCTTAAGACGTTCTTTGTCGTAGGCCGATTTTTCTTCGTCCGTAAAACTCCCCCAGCGAGGATCATTTTGATAACTAAGATCGGCGGCCATTTTTTACTACCTAAACAATGTATAGATCAGAAGTTAGCCATCATGTTGGCAAGACCGCCAGCATAGATGTTGGGGCGAGCCGAAATATCCTTGGCTTGTTGCTGACGAATTTTAGAAGACTCTAGACGACCAAGGAGGGTTTTGAAATCACCAAGGGCAGCAGCGCCCATGCCAGCATTCTCCCGGTTGTACTTTTCGCCTTCAAGGGAACGCAGCCTTTCTTTAGCATATGCTCTGTCATCATCCGATGAAGCTTTGCTGTCGTAAAGATCTTGTAAGCTCTTAAGATACGGATCCTTAACGTAATCAAGTGACATCATTTTTAAAACTTTTGTTTAACTTTTTAAATTATAGCAACCCTAAGTTTATGACCAGAAGCCTGACGTTAAATTTGACATCAGTTGGCCTTGGGATTGAATCTTGGCAACATCCTTGGCGCCAGTATTTTTAAGTTTGGTGGTTTCTTTTTCGATCTGACCCTGAAGGTTAGTAAGGCCAGCATTGTACATAAAAGCAGTTTGAGCTTCTTTCTGCTTCCTGACGCCTTCAATTTCCTCTACGGTTCCAGTGAGCGTGGTAGGGGATGCGCCAAAATTTACACCGGTTGCAGATGCCAGATCTCCTGACGCCTGGGGACCAAAAGTAGGGTTAAATGTGTAGGTATATTTGCCTGTTTTTTTACCAGTAGCATCTCGCAGTTGATCGCCATATCGCAAGGCAACTTCGGATTCCGCTGTAGTAAGGAATTTATTTTTGTATTCATCTTTAGCTTTAATGCTATCCGCAATATCAGAAAGGGAAATACCCTTAGAAAGATCTTCTTTGTATTTTGTAATTTCGCTTGTGTCAGCCTTACGGTTTAAAAGGTCTTCAAATAATCTTCCCGCTTTGTATTCCCGGTTTCCAGTTTCTTTTGTTGACGCGGTTTTTTGAAACCTAGTGTAATCATCTAGGCCATATTCCGCGCCTAAGGTATAGGTACCTTTATAGTCCTTCCATTTGGTCTCAACTTGGTCAGCAGATATAAGACCAGTGTTGTATTGATTTTCTAAATTTGAAACAAAACTTTTGTAACTTGCTTCACCGCCAGCTTTTACCGCCTTGGCACGTTCCTTATCTTCTAAACGTTTTGCATCAACAAGGGCTTCATCGTGTACTAAACGATCTAAAGTATGTTTATTAAGAGCCTGCTGCGTAGGGTCCGGTTGCGCGGCTTGATAAGAAGGTGGTGAACCCATGATATTAAATACTTTTTTTAATTTTAGTACGGTTTAGTTTTTAAATGCTATGCCAAAACTTAGGTGGCGTAAGAAGGATTCAAGTAAGCAAACGGGCTAGTTGGCGTAAAGTTAAATGCGTTTTGACGTTCCGCCAGGGACATTGAAAGCCTGTCACGGTTTTCTTTTTGCTTAGCTTTCAGTGCGTCCGGTGAATATTGATCTTGAAATGCTGATCTAAACTGCTCTGACTCCAGGGTCCTTTGTTTAGGTGCAAAAATATTTTGTTGTTCTGTCAGGGCATTTGCCTGCAGCATTTGGTTAAATTGAGGAACAGCTGTTGCGTGCCAACGATTGTCAAGAAATTGAGATACTCGCCCACGTTCGGCAGACTCAATTTGATCTTTGGCTATTTTGCCCTGTAAAGTAGCTGTATCGCTTGCAGACTTAGCTTGTAAAAATCCCGAGCCAAGTGAAAACAACCCAGCCACACCTGCGTAAGCAGGCATAGACCAATTAAAGGGATCGGATGCTGACATATTTTTGTTTCTGTTATTTGTATTTTACTGTAATTAAATCTGATTATACGTTGTAATAGCGCACTGCTTGAACATTTGGAAGGGGACTGACTGGTCCCAAGCCATTGGCCGCAAGTTCAGCCATTCTTAATTGCGCTTGTCCTACAGCAGCAGGATCCAATCCATAACTGGAACCCAGGCTTCTTCCAATGCCTCCAAGGGAATCAATAATACTCTTTGTAAGTAAATTTTGAGTTGCATACCTTTGAGTCCTGTCTCCACGTTCATTCTCCAGTCCTGTCATAAATTCTTTGTGCGCCGCCCACTCGGCTTTCTTTTCGTCCAATGTTTGCCTTGGCGGAATTAACGCTCCCAATGACAATTTGTCTGCAAGACGAGTCTTGACAGGTCCTGGAATATTAGGATCTGTAAAAATAGCATAGTCTTCAGCGGACATCCCAGCAGGAAGACCAGTTGTAGTTTGTGTTGTTTTAGTAGGTGCGGGATCAAATATGT